AGCAAGACAACTCTGGCCCATTCCGCGTCTACCGAGACTCAAAAGGCACGGTCTACCACTCAGTCACCCACATCCTGAAAGAAACCAGCGACACCACAGGACTGGAGCGCTGGGTCGCCCGCCTCGGCGAGGCCGAGGCCTCGCAACAAAGAGATATTGCAACTAAAAGAGGCAACCTCGCCCATTCACAGGCTGAGTATCTCCTCAAAACCGCACAACAGTTAGCCCGCAATACAGCCAACAAACGAAACGCCATTCACTGGGACAACCAAGGCTTGGCGCGTATCCCAACCCCAATTACAAAGTGGGCACTCAAAAAAGTTCGCCCCAATGTCCCCTCAGTTGGCTGGAGCGCCTCCGGCTACGCCCGCGGCCTCTCTGACTGGATCACCAACAACGTCACCGAGATTTTCGCCTCCGAATTTTCCATTCATCACCCCGCCGGCTTTGCCGGCACTTGTGATGCCTTGGTGGGACTAAAGAACAATACGCTTGTACTAGCCGACTGGAAGACAAGTGTCGGCCGTAAAACGGCCATTCATAACGGCCTGGAACGCCTCCCAGAAGGCCATTCATACCTTGCCCAGTGCGGTGCCTACTCGTTAGGCCTGAAGCACCTCACAGGCCTCTCTCCGACTGGAGCAGCAGTGGTACTCGCCCGCCGCTGCGGTGCCCCCAACGTCCACTACATGAGCGAGGACGAGCTGGTACAAGCCGAAGACGATTTCCTGGAACGCGTCCGCGTCTACTTCCAAAACCGCCATTCATAAGCAAAAACGCCATTCATAGGCAAAAACGCCATTCATAATGTGTAAGAAATTCGCCATTCATAGCGATGGCTGGAGCACTACTAATCTGCGCCGGCATTCTTGTTGCCCTATACGGTTTATCGCTGGTACTACCTGACAACGAACCCGACGGCACCACAAGACCCGGCCTAAAACGCAAGCGCTAGCCCTGGCACACATGTTGAGTCTCACTGGTACACATGCTGAGTCCTATAGTCAGTCTTATGAGTCTCACTCACAGGTATGAAAAGGTGACCGATAGCGTGGAGCTACCGATCACCCTGACTCACCACCTAGGCAAAAATACCTAGCCTTCTGTGGCTGGCGCTGTTGCCTCGATCACAAACACAGGCCTGCCCAACAGATCAGGCAGGTCTAAGCGCTGGAGTGTTACCAGCCCCCGCCTTTCGAGGCCTTTTGCTGACTGAAAGGATTTGCAGTCTGTCGGCAGAATCCGTCTGCCGACCTTGCGGACGGCAGACAAAAGATTGCGCTGGCGCGTTCTGAGTCCCTGTTCTTGCATCTCACTGGGGCTGATCATGCTTTTGCTCCTTTGCGGGATGGCTGGGCTTTGCCGGCATTGGCGCGGCGTTTTTTGGTTTCCGCAGGCTTATCTTGTGGAATCTGTGGAAAACCACCATCGTCGGCACTGCGTGCCTCCGATAAGACTTGTGCGGCTGTGAGTGTTTGCGTGGAGCACTTAGCCCTATCCAGCACCTCCTGAAATGCCGCTGCCTGGCGCAGCTGCTGTTGCCGCTTGTGCAGCTCGGGCAGAGTCTCGAGGTGCCAGCGGCTGGATCCTATTTTGCTGGCATCGGCGCGATTCTCACTGAGCCAAGCCAGGACCATGTCGTCGCAAGGGTAATTTCGTGCGAGCCAGAGCTTGTCCGCAAATTCAATTTGTAGGCGGCGCTTCGCCTCCCGTTCCTCTTCCCTGGAGCGTTTGCGTTCTCGCTGTGTCTCCCATTGTCCGCCGCCCATCAGTTTTCCTCCGCGTAGGCGGACTCGATGCGCTCGCTGCAGCAGTCGCAAAACAGCTCAGTTTCCTCCCAATTAACGGTGATAGCCACAAGCTGCCAGTCATCTGAGCCTGTTGTGGTGCCGATTCTCTCCCGTTCTGTTTTGGCACAACGATGGCAGCAGCTACCGCCATCGCTGAACACACCAAACAGCGGATAACCTCCTGGCCAAGCGTAAGGACTGGCGCTTAGCTGGTCAGCGAGCCTGAGGCTTCTGGATTGTGTGGACATGTTCCCTTGGTTTGGGCGAACCCTTACACAATACAACCAAGGGCAACCCCGCCAGCCGATTTGTTAAGTGATACAACACAGCGGCAAAAGCTGCTGGCGCGTCCGGCACAATGGCGGAGCACCCAAACCCAGGGAAAATGACCATCATTCGAACAGCAGAAGCCTTCGGCACTTTTCGCGTCACGTATGAGACGGTGACGCAAGAATCAGCAGAGCACGGTGATGCAGATCAGCGAGGCTGGCTTGATTGGAGAGGCTGCCCTTGCGACGAATACTGGGAAAGCGAGTGGGACTTGCGCGACCTTAGTGAGCGGCTGTCAGGCTGCTACGCAGAAGGTGACGGCGCTTCTGTGCCTAGGTGGATCACACTTGATCCCCAGTCTGATTTCTGGCTATCTCCCTTCTGGCGCGACCTTGCTGGAGAGGACGCCTTAGGCGTTACCGCGTCTGTGCATCGGCCTGGCTGGATCACAGACGCTAGCTGGCTAAGGGTCTGCAGAATGCTTGGCTGGCATTATCGCTATTGACGGCTTGCCGTTTTCCGTTCTACACTCACACACGAGACCCAACCCTAAGGCTCAAACCATGAACACATTCCATTGGACTGGCTCACACGTCGACGGCTCCCGCGCCTGCGCAGTGGTGCGCTATTCAGGCCCCACAAACACTCGCGGTTCCCGTTGGCTGGCCACAATAAAGCGTGACTCCGAGAATAAGTGGCGCGGGTCTGCCACGTTCGAAGAAGGCCCCATAACGGCAGCGCTTCGGGCGGCTAGTAAGGCCGGTGTTGAGTGGCAGGCCCTGACTTGCCACAGCATCGACGCAGACACATACGCGGTAGGGTTCTGAGTGATGCCTAACACTCTCACCGTCTGGGATGTTGAGCTGACCGATACGTTCGGTGGCGAAGCGAACTACAGCTGGGTGCGGCGTGATCAGCTGGTACTGCCACAGGATGCCAGCCGCCGGCAGATCGTAACGGCTGCGAAGGCTGCGTTAGGTCTGACTGGCGCAACTGCTGACCGTACGGCCCGGCCTAGTTGCCGGGCTTTTTTGCGGGTGGATACATTACACTAAGGGCAAGCAGTAGGCAACACTAACCGTGGCGGAATCGGAAGGGCAAGAAGTAAAGAAGCCTACCACCGTGGCGAACGATGAAAGTAAGCGCTGGCGTGGTGGTAAGGGAGAACAGGTGCGGATTGATGAGAGGGTAAACGCCGCCTATTCCTACATCCTGGACGGTGGAACCCGTAGGCAGATCGCTGAAAAGCTTGCCACGCGGTTCAATACGTCCGTACGGACAGCTCACGATGACTACGCAAAGGCAATGATTCTCCTACGGGAGGAACAGAGCGCAACGCGGCAGGACTTGCTGAACCAAATACAGGCACTGCGCCTAGCTACAGTCACAAAGGCACTGCGCAAAGGCCAGTTGCAGACTGTGGCGATGCTGCTGAAAGACATGGGTGCGGTGATCGGAGAGGCCGCACCTGAGCAGCTGGCGCAGGCTGCACCCCAGCTCAACATCACGATCGACGACAAACGCAACGGCTAGCCACTCGCGGTTTGCCGCTTGATCCTGTATACTGTGTAAGTCAACAACGCACACCAAGCGATGACCCCCACTGTCCGCCAAGCCCAAATCTTTGGCGCTGCTGCTGCCGTCTTCCTAGTCGGCTCCTGCATTTTGCTCGAGTCGCAGACCGTCCAGCTGGAGCGCCAGTGCGTAGCGGCTGGCCAGAATGTTACAGAATGCAAACTCAGGCTTCGCGGTCGCTGAGCTGATGCTGTATAATTACACAGAACACACAAATCAAGTGATCATGACCACTGTTGCACTCGCCGCTGCATCCCTTCGCACCCACGGCATCAACTGCCGCCGCGACTGGGGAAGCGCTGGCCGCTGGCTTGCCGAGATCGGCAACATCCAATACTGCGTGGGAGGCTTGACCATCCTTGCCGCTGCTGCCAGCACAGACCCAATCGCTACGCTCGAATCCGCCGTATAAAGCAGCCCTGCCCCGGCTAGTGCGTGTGTACTAACCGGGGGTAAGGTTCGAGTTTCCCAAGTGCGGGACGCCGCCCAGGGAACCTACCGACAAATCCTCATTTTTCTCTACCCTTACACACAGGGGGCAGGGGTTCTTTTCCTGTACTACCCTAGAAAGTACCCACCTACATATAAATGGCCGATTCGGCTGGAACACTCAACCTCCGATACGCGCAGGGGCAAGTATTTAGCAGCCGAAAACGCTTCCGAGTCCTGGTTGCAGGCCGCCGTTTCGGCAAAAGCTACCTCTCCTGCATCGAATTGCTGCGTGGAGCGATCGAACGCCCCGGCGAAACCTTCTTTTACGCCGCCCCGACCTACCGGATGGCAAAAGACATCGCCTGGAAAGTAATGAAAAAGCTAGTCCCCAAGGCCTGGATCAAGGCAAAAAACGAAACCGACCTCAAGATCGAGCTAGTAAACGGCAGCACGATCGAATTAAAGGGCACCGAGAACGCAATGGCCCTGCGAGGCAGAAGCCTCGCTGGAGTTGTTCTCGACGAAGCCGCCTTCATGTCCCCCGAGGTCTGGTTCGAAGTAATCCGCCCGGCCCTTGCGGACAAACAGGGCTGGGCACTCTTTATCTCCACCCCCGACGGCACCGCCAGCTGGTTCTACGACCTCTGGTGTTACGCAGAAGAAGGCGACGACGACTGGAAACGCTGGCAATTCACGACGATCGAAGGCGATAACGTCCCCGCGGACGAAATCGAAGCCGCCCGCGGCCAACTCG